TTTGTTCTGAAGATTAAACCGCCCCCCGTTAGCCTTGCGTCTAAATAAGCATTTGTTCCATCAGAAGTCAACTGCCCTTCAGGGGCGGCGGCTGTACCAAATGCTAATGTTCCTGCTACAAAAAATTTAGCTGATGCTGGATTTCCTGTTGCTCCAACCAGCACATTACCAGAGGCGTCAATACGCATACGCTCTGTGTTGGCGGTAATCATTGTCATTGAGCCACCAGTATTTGTTAGATACATATTGTTATCTGAAGTCGAATACAATCTCAGATATGCGTTGGCATTGCCTGAAACAATAGTGATGGTTGGATTTGAAGCTGCATAAGTAGTAAAGATTCCGTAGCTGGATGGACTACTAGTACCAATCCCCACATTACCGCTTGTATCCACCCGCATCCTCTCACTACCTCCTGTGTAGAAGGCTATGGGAAGGTATGTGCCTGTGCCTGTAATAGTTGAATCAATTTGGTAAGCGGCTCTTGCGCCACCAATAGTGATTGCACCTAGGGTTGAGTTTGTTAAATCTGCGCTATTTGTATAAAACGCAACGCCTGACGCTGTTCCTGTTCCGTTAGGAGTTGCGCTAATAACAGTATTGGAATTTGATGTAGTAGTTTGGAAAAAAACACGATTGGCAATAGAAGCCCCGCTTGTGGTGAAGTCACCCAGAATGCGGTTGCCTGTGCCTGTGAATGTCAGGTTGCCTGAGTCAGTGATAGCAGGCGTGACCAGCGATGTTCCCAAGTACAAAGTGCGTGGGCGAGTTGCACCAGACGCACCAATGTCGTAGGTGTTGTCAGTAAAGATCAGATTGCTGGCGATCGTGCCGTTCACGGTCACCGTATCAGCAGAAGCGTCGCCAAGGGTTGTGTTGCCATTGACGGCCAAAGCGCCAGTCAAAGTAGTGGCACCGGTCACGCCCAAAGTCCCGCCCACACTTGCGTTTCCAGAAGTCGTGATGGTGGTCACGCCAGTCAACGCACCGCTTACGTTTGCCGTGCCATCAAACGACTGACCCCAAATCGTGCGCGATGTTTGAAGCGCAGTTGCGGTCGACGCGTTACCTGTAATCGCCCCCACAACACCGCCAGTAGCGGTGATCGCGCCAGTAAAGGTTGAGGTTCCAGTCACACCCAACGTACCAGCCACCACGGTATTGCCTGAAGACGCAGCCACCGTGAATTTGTTGGTGTTAATTGCAAAGTCACCTGACGCGGCCAACGTGCCAGTCACTCCAACGCCAGTCGACAAGAACTGCATCACCTGAGAGCCGGTGATGGCCAAGCGCATGTCACCAGAACCAGCGCGATACAAACCTGTCGACGTCTCGCTGGTAAACGCAAGACCAGGCAACGACACCGTGCCATCAAACAAACGCAACGCGGCCGTCATACCGCCCTCGCCTGCGCGTGACAGCGAGTTGGTCATTGCGGACGCCAAGTCCGACAACGTGGTATTGGCCCAATTGGCCTCAATGAGCGTGCCCGACGTTACGGGGTTGCCGCTGGGAAGTGTGTAGGTTCCTGAACTATTGCGTGGCATGTTTTTCTCCGCTTACTGTGTGTCGATCTGAATGGCCGCCTGTGCTGCAAAGGGACGCAACAGATCAGCGATTGTCTTAGGGTCTTTGGCTGCCAAGATTTTCGCAGCAACCTTGGGGTCAGTCAGAGCGCGTGCGAGCAGCTGCTCGGTTTGCGACTGAGTCATCTTGAACGGCAAATCAAGCAAGCCCGCAGCCACTCGACCAAGCATCGAGTCGGCCGCCGACTGTGGCAGTCCTAACGGGCCCATGAACTGACGCAGCACGTTTTGCGCGCCAAGGTATTGAGCTGTCGGAGAACCGGCGACCCTGCCTGCCTCTTGCGAGGTGGCATAGCGCGCCATGTCCTTGCCAATGCCCTCGATGGTCTGCATCTGCGCAGGTTCCATGATGTTGGCCAACTTGGCGCCTTGCATGCCGGTGGCCTGGCGTGCGGTGGTGTCGGCATTGCGCAAGGCATTGGCGTAGCTGTTGGCGTTGACTCGAGCCAGCGAGCCTTCGCTGAAATCGGACAACGCAGGGATCGCCTTGTCGCGCAGGGTCTGTGCAACGTCCATCTGATTGATGGGGCGCGACATTGCCCTGTAGGTGTTGAGCGCCTCACCGTAGGCAGGCGACGCCTCGGTCAGGTAGCTCACCAGCTGATCTTTTGTGTCCTTCAAGGCGTCAGCCATGTTGCCGTTGCCGGCACGATTGGCGGCGCTAATTTTGTCGTCCAGAGCCCGTTTGATGTAGTGCAGGCCCATCACACTGCCCTCTTGGCCAGTGATGTCGACGCCCTTCTCCAAGGCTAAAGTGCGCGCTTCTGTGATCGCAGACTGCACCGACGGGCGCTTCATCAACTCAGCAGCGGTGGCGTCGAGCTGGGGCGTGGATTTCAAACCACCTGCCCATGCGCGGCCGTATTCTTGCTGGGCTGCCCAGTCGCGGGCGCTGTCATAGAACTCGCGCTTGCCGTCGTTGCCGGCCATGTCGTCCAACGCGCCGCGATAGCCAGCAACCTGACGGGCGCGGGACTCCGCAAGGGCGCTTGCGACGTCCGGTGACGTGGCCTGAGCGCCTCGTTGCAGCTGAGCGATGCCGACATCGCCCGTGGCCTCGGCCAGCGTGGGCGTGACACCAGGCACAAACACTTGCGGGTTTGCGGCCGCCGCGCGCACTTTAGTGGGGTCTGTTGCAAAGCGATCGATCGTGCGTTTCAAAATCCGATCGCGACCTTTTTCGGTCAGAGGGTCAAGAACGGCCTTTGCGCCGTTGTAAGTGGCACCAAGCACCCTACCCCCTACCTCGCCCGCAGCGCCTGCCAGAGCGCCCGTTTGAGCGCCTCCTGCCATGTCTTCCGGCGACATAGAGGCACCAACCAGTGCGCCGGAGCCAACGGCGCCAACGTAAGGTGCCGCACCTCTGACCACGGCCTGAGTGGCCTTGGGCAACAGAATTGAACCAGCGCGAACGGCGCCGGTGATGCCTTGCTGAGCGCGATAGCCTGGTACAGCAGTCAACGCAAGGTCACTGCCCACACCGCCCCAAAACGCCGCAGAGTCCTTGTCTCGCATGGCATTGCCGGCTTTGGTGGTGATGCTCTCTTGCGTGCTGGGCTCGGTGAACAGATTCTTTGCGGTTTGCACCAGATCATTGACGCGGGAGCCTGCACCGATGGCCGCGCGCTCATACCAAGGCTTGTCATCCAAGGTCATGCTGGCGATCGCTTGAGCTTGCCAGTCAGGCGTGACGTCACGCTTAACTGCTGGTTTGGCTGCCTTTGTGTCGAAATCGATGTTGCTGTAGAAGCGCTGGGCAGGGATGTCGGGGTAATACTTCTGACGAATGGCCATCGCCAGGTCGTCGTCGCTCAAGTCCCCATACATGGGGAACTGCTCGCGGATCGCTGACATTTTGATTTTGTCAGCCATGATCAACGGCCCCCAGGTTTACGCAGCCCTAACGGGTCAGCGTTGGCCGGAGCTGCCGGAGCGGCACCAGGCGCTGGGTTGTTGGGAATGGCGCGGCCTGCACGGGTGCGCAGCGAGTTCATGTACACCTCGTAGGCGTCCATCTTCTGCTGAACCGTGCCAGGCTTGTCACCCAGCTGTGGCACAAGCTCCTTGACCTTTTGATCGGCCTCGTAAGCGTTGATGCCGGCGCCGGTCGCAGCCCGCAGCAACGCCTCGGACATTGAGCCTGCAGCCTGCACAAACTTCTGGCGATCTTCGGGGCGCAGTGAGTTTTGAATGTCAGTGCCCACGCCAGGAATGAACCCGGCCATGCGCTCGGGCACGGTCGGATAGGCGGCCTTGGGATTCTTGTTGATGACGTTGGCCATGTTGCGGCGTGCGTTGTCGGCCTGAAAGTACCAACCGGCTGCCTTGCGCTCGTCCTCGGTGGGCTGAGCGTTTGTGGCCTTCGGGCTGATCTGGCCTTGGAACGGAACGGGCTTGGCGTTCTGGTCGTAAGTGAACAGCTGACCGTTGGGTTGACGGAAGATCGGCTCGTTGTTTGCGCCGGAGCCAATTTGCGTGGCGTTGCCTGAGCCGACCGTTCCATTGCCCGCCATCATGCGAGCAGTGTTGGCGTTCATGCGCGACGTCTCTGCGTTCATGCCTTGGAACTGCAGCTGCATCTGACGGAACTGATTCAGCATTTCGTTTTGCGCACGCGTGGCCTCGGCGCGCTCTTGCGCGGTCGCGGCCGTCTGAGCCAGGCTTTCGTAAGCCTTGGCCTGCTGCAACAGAAACTCGGCGCGCTTGTCTTGAGCCGCAAACGGGTCTTTGATGAACTGACCTTGGTCAGTCAACATGCCGCCGCCGACCTTCATGGGCTCCTGCGCGGCCGCAGCACGCTTGAGGTATTGCGTCTGCACGGGCTGAAAACCCTCACCAGCAAACTGAGCTGCCAACGCGTTGAGCATGGATGCCTCACCCTGGCTGCCTCGAGTCTTGGCGTACTCCTGCAGCTGGCTGATGTCGGGATCAGCGTTGTAAAGGTCTGAGCCTTGTTGGTACAAGTCGGTCGCGCGCTTGCGATAGCTTGCAATTGCGTTTGGCAAAGCGGACGCATCGCCAGGGCGCACGGTGTCAGTCAGCATGCCGCCCTTGGACTTTGTCCGCGCCTTCTTTAAGACGATTCCTTCATCGTCTTCGTTGGGCAAGATGCTGTAATCAAACATGATCAAGCCTCGTTGCCGTAGCTGAATTGCGAGTAAGGATCGACGTTCACAGGCGTGGGTTGCCCGTTCATGCCGGGAACAGCTTGTTTGCGACGCTTACGCAACTCTTCAAGCATTTCGGCCTGGCGGGAATTCATGCCTCGCATGCCGGTGTCAACGTCGCCTTGGCCCTTCTTGGCAAAGTAGCCTTGACCAACCTGAGCCAGCGTTTGCGTAATGCTTGGCGCGACATAGTGCTTGCCAATCATTTGGCCTTGTGCCGGTGTCATGGCGTTCTGGCGCAAAGCGTCAACCATTGCCTGCTTGCGCTTCAACTCCTCTTGATCAGGACGCATAGCCCCCATCTGCAGCAAGTACTCAAACATCAAATCGTCATTCATTACAGACCTCCCATTCCTGCGTAATCAACCATCAAGTAGCCGTTGGTGTGGCGCTTGACCAGGTCAGGACGCACGGCTTGAACCTCTTGGGCAATCACACCGCGTTGTGCAATTCCCATCATTGTGTACTCATAAATGCCCACGCCAATGGCGTGCTCGCCCACCCGCTTGATATTGCGTTTCAGACGGCGATCGGAAAACATGAACGCGGTGGATGCAAGCGAACCTAGCCCATTCATCGTGTTGGCAGAAGCCGCGTTTTGAGCGTTCACCGCGCCAAGCTGTGCGTCGTAGGTGTTTTGCATGGCACCCAGCAAGTTGGGGGTTTCTGCCCGCGACGCCGGATTGAATGACGGCATCTGTGGCATGCCCACCTGTTGGCCAGTCAACAACGCATTCATTTCGTTCAAAGACATGCCACGACGCTGAGCTTGCTCGGCAATCGCTTGCTGACGCAGTTGGTTTTGGAACTGTGCAGCTTGTTGGTTGAGGCCAAACTGATCTTGCAAAGCCTGGTTGTTGGCGTTTTGACGGGCGATGTCCAATGAGGAGGCCTGTCCAAGCGCTTGATTGCCAAACTGCGCGGCCTGCAGGTTTTGATTGAAGGCCTGTTGCGCAGTCTGATTGTTAAGGTTGGCAAGCCCCAAGTTCTGGTTGTAGGCCTGCTGCTGAGCCTGATTGCCGAAATTGAACGCGCCCAGCGTCTGGTTGTACCGTTGATTCAGCGCTTGGTTTCTGAGGTTGGCGTTGGTGACATCTTGATTGAACGCTTGGCCACGCGCTGCATTGGCGGCTTGAGTTGCCGACATTTGCTGATCAAAGGCTTGCCTGTTTGCCGCATTATCAAACTGACCGGCTTGCAAGTTTTGATTGAACAGCTGACCTTGCGCAGAATTTGAGGCCTGTTGAGCTCCAAGCGCCTGCGCGTACGCCTGCTGCACAGCGCTATTGCCAAACTGTCCAGAAGCAAGGTTTTGATTGAATTGCTGGTTCTTTGCTTGGTTGCCTGCCTGCCTGGCTTGCAAGTCTTGATTGAAAGCCTGCTGCGTAGCTTGATTGGCAAATTGATTTGCGCTCAAGCCTTGATTGAACGCCTGATTTGCGGCCGCGTTTGAGAACTGACCACCAGACACATCTTCATTGAACGCTTGCTGGCGCGATCCCATTTGCATGTTGTACAGGCGCTGGGCCTCGCTACCGGACTGATCCAGCGCGTTGAAACGCTCAAGCGACTGCTGGTTGCCCAGCTGATTCATTGCGCGGTTGTAGGCCTCAGAACCAGCGCGCAGCCCCTGATTGGCGAGCTTTGTCTCGAGTTGCTTGGTTTGATAGTCATGCACCGGCTGCATCTTTTGCATGAGCTGATTTGCCACGGTGTCGCGGTAGGACGAGTCAAACTGCGGCAGGTTGGGGTTGTCTCCCGTGGCCAACGAGCGCTGTACGTTTTCGTTGTTTGTGTTTGATCTGATGCCATAAGCAAAATTGTTGAATCTGGTGTTCAAGGCAGGGTTGCCGACATTTTGTTGAATGCCATTGGTCATGTCGCGAAAGTTCGCGTTGATTGGCGTTGTCTGCATCCCTGACCGAATGCCGCTGGCCAAGTTATTGAACCCTGTGTCGACGTTCTGCGGTGTCGCCCCTAAAGCGATGCCGTCTGTCATTGGCGACATGCTCATTTGCGGGCCGCGCAAACTGAAACCTGATTGCAGGTTTTGCGTCATTGGATCAACGCCGCCCTGCAGCCCTTGCGAGTAATTGCCTACGCCAGCACCAAGCGTGGGGGCACGTCCAAGCGATCCAGTCTGAGGTAAGTCGTTCCAATTAAATGGTTGCGAATACTCGTTCTGAACTCGACCCATGAATCCTTGTGCCAGGTCGCTTCTGCCGGCTTGAATTTGCAGTTGATCATCAAGCGCGTTTTGCAGCTGAGGAGCCAAGCTCGTGTTTTGAGTCCACTGTGTAATTGGCTTGCCCGTGGCGGGATCAACGCCTTGCTTGGCATTCCAACTTACAGAGCCAAAAGGCGTGTTTTGTGTTGGGCGATTGGCCCAGTTCTGCACGTCCGTCAGCTCACGCGACGCCGCCGCCTGCGTTAACGCTGCACCGTTGTAATCAGGTGCTGCTGGTGCTGATGCTTTGCCGCCCATGAGCGTTCTCCTTAATCCACCGACACTCGTCGGCCTTCATTTCAAACATGATGCAATCAACCGTCTCTGCAATTTGTCGAAAACCTAATTTTCGATTCATTGAAACCGCGTCATGCAAACGCTTTGGTGTGAGGCCGTAAACCGCCTGCTTGCCACAAGTAACAAGCGGGTATTCAAAGGCCGCACGCCAAAGCGATCGAGTCAAACCATGCGTGCCATCAAACGCCGCATGCATCCAGCACGCATTGTCTGTCCACGCGTTAAAGCCCACTGCGCTGGCAATCGTTCCATCGTCACGCATCGCCGCAATACAACGCAGGTCGCTGCTCCACGGCAGGTGTGTGCGCTCATGCATCCACTGCCAAATGACCGGAGGGTGTCCTGGTTGATCGGTGACCAATTTCACATGACACCTCCCATCTCTGACATCACATGCGCGGATGTGAAGATTGTCCCAGGCAAACCTTTCACCTTCATGCGCACTGAACCGTAGTAGCCCAGGCCAAACACGCCAACCCACGCCTGGTAGGTGTTCTGGTTGCCGGCAAAGTAGGCCTGGTTCCAGTTGCTGTCGTCCCAAATGCCGGTCGTCGGATCGGCAAACGCGGGAGCTCCGGTCACGTTGTTGAGCGCGTACTGGGTGTTGAGCTGCAGCTTGACGCTGGGCGCTGTGGGCGCAACAAAGATCGGGCGCACCATCTGAAACTTCTTGAGCTGCGCGGGCGTGTTGTAGGCGTTGAATGAGGCCTGCACGTCGCCCTCAATGGCAGAGCCGTTCTCGCCGTCAATGTCAGCGCCATCAAACTGTTCAAACAGGCCTTTGACCACCTGGCCGTTGTTGTCGGCGTAGTACAGCTGGCCGCCCAGCAGCGTGCTGCAGATCATGTTCATGTTGGAGAACGTCGACCACGCGCCAGTGATTGTGTTCATCACAAACTGGCTGAATTGGCCGTAGACGTTTGGCGGCAGCTTGATGATCAAAATGCTTTCCTTGGGAACCATCATCACGTCCCAGGACGCCACATCTTTCAAGGTCGTCAAAGAAGTGACCAGCGCGGGCTGAATCTTGGACGCGGGCATCATGTTGGCCGCAGCCTCGTTGTACTGACCTGAAACGATCTTGGACAAAGGAATCAGCCCTTGCTGGCTCAAGATCATCACGTCACCGCCAAACGGGGTGAAATAGACGCCGTACTTGGGCACGGGGCCGATGTACCAGACGCCCTTCAAGCCAAACGTGTCGGCGCTGGTCGGGTCTGTGCCGACCCAAATCCCTATGTCTCCCTCTGTGCCGATCACGGCCATGTAGTCGTCCATCGAAAAGCCTGAATCGATCGTCCAGTTCAGCAGCGCAGAGACACTCCCGCCGTTGCGCAGCACCGACCCCATAGGGAACGGCACAGCAGTGCCTTGGATCGCATTCACGCCGTCCAGGTAGTACACGTCACTGCCGCCTTCAACCGTGAACCAAACGCGCTCTTTCCACACGGCCACGGTGCGCACGTTGGTGGGTAAGCCCGCGCAAGATGCCGTGCGATCTACCCAGCCGTTGGTTGGGTCGTAAGTCCAATAGCCGGCACCAGGCGACACGGCCAGGAGGTAGCTGCCGGAGGTTGTGGAGTACTGGGTCGTCCACCACTGATCTGACGTGCTGCCAGTGTTTGACTCAATCACCGTGGCAGGGTTTTCGGTCACGTCATAGATGTCGCCATCAAACGCAGCGAACAGCTTTGAGTTTGCTGAGCTGGCCGCGTTGTACCCAAAGATGGATTTGAATTCCGTCACGCCCTCAAGAGCTTCTGTGTGGACGCGTGTCCCTTTGCGCAGCTCAACACCTTGCTGACGTGCAATGAAGTTGTCGAGCACGATCGCGTCGAGCGGCGACATCTCACTGATCGGATCACGCAAATTCAAACCGCCCGTAGGGGGCGGGTTGTTGAACAGCTGAGACGTTTGACCGGCCGCTGCCTTGATTGGTGTCCTGAACGGTTTGAGCGGCACGACAGGCATTAGCCAAGCCCTCCGTAGCCGGTGTCAGGCGTGTTGGTCAGCGGCTGGATGTATGGGATGCGGAAATCGCGAGCCATCGACAACACTGCCGCGCCCTTCTCGGACGCCTTGCGGTTTTCGTAGGCGATCTGGAAATCACGCATGGCCGCGCTTGAGTCCAAGCCCTTCATCTCGAGCCATTTGACGCGTGTGTACAAGGTCATCAGCGTTGCATCAAGCAGCGCGATGTCCCCGTTCTTTGTCATGCGGTTTTTGTACAGGTCGGCGTTGTCCTGGTCGCGAACCCACGCGTTTGACAAATAGAAAAACTTCATCGTCTGCGGCGCTTGTGGCGGCGCCAAGACGTAGAGCTTGTTGTCGCGCACTTGCCAATAGAACGACAAAGTTGGCAGCGTGAGACGAATCAACAGCTGCTGCCACATTTGCGGAGACACAGGCCCCAGCGAGGGGAACTGCGTCGTCGCGTTCCAGTTGGTCTGATCAATCCAATCGTAGAAGTCCACCGGCAACTCAAACGCGCGTTCGCGCTGGTTGGGATCGAGTGGGTCTGCAACGATCGAGATGTTGTAGTACTTGATCAGCTCCTGCCAGTCATACATCGATAAGAGCTCGATGCCGGCCATGTTTGCGGCCTGCACCATTTGGATCACAGCGGGGTCGGTCGAGCCCGCAGGATCAGCGGGCGGGGGATACCCAACCATCGCGGCCACGTTTTGAACAATGGCCGACAGCGACGTCTCGTCGATGATTTGATAGCTCGGCATCCCGCGCCCCCCTTTACTTACTCGGCCGCTTCGGCCGTTGCTGCAACCTTGCGGGCCTTGCTCGATTGAGCAGCCTGCAAAGCCTCTACCATCGTTCTGAGGTTCTCAATTTCAGCGTCACGCTTCTCGAGCTCTTCGTTCATCTTCTCGATGGGAGCGTTGTTGCGTGCCACTTCCATGAATGCCTTGGCGCGTTGCTTGTCTTGGTGAAACGACATGAACTTTTGGCCCAATCCGTCGTTCGCTTCCGCGAGTTGCTCCACCGTCATCAGCTTGAAATACTTGTATTCCTCGACTTTGGCGGGGGTCATGCCAGGCAGCGCGGCCAAGGGTGTGCCAATGACGGCCTCCGCTTGTCCTGCTTTCCATTTGCTGTAGCGATCGCCAAAACGTTGGATGTCCATTTCGGTGATCGGGCGCTCGATGACAGAAGATTTATCGCCAGGGACATACACGCGGATGTAGTCGATTTCCTCGTAAATGGCGCGGCCTTCCTCGCGGCTTTTGCCGGGGTGGAGGCGCGGTTTGCGAGAGAACTCAACGTACAGCTTGTTGTCGTGCGCAAATCGACTTTCGTCGGGACGCGGCAGGTCTGAGTGTTCCTCAAAGATAGTAGGGGTCGTGGGTTGCATGAATTTTTCCTTTTTTTAATTAAATCGAACCAGTCTCGTACTTGAGATTGGTTGTCGTGCCAGAAGCGCCGATACGCCAACCGCCGATGGACGTGCCATCAGAGCCGCTCTTACCGATGCCTTCACAAACAGAGCCGAGGCCTTGCGTTGTGTTGGTGTCCAAAATAGCCACAGCGTCTGCGCCGACGGCGCTGCTGAAGCCGATGGTGTTGAAAGTTGCCGTCGCAACATCAGAGTTGTCGCTGCCGCTCTTGACGGCAAACGCGCGCACAACCACGTTTTGACCAGACTGAGTTGGCAAATTCACCGCGCCTGAATATGCAGTCCAATTGGTCGTGCTGGGGTCTGTGTCGCCGTAGGTGTAATAGATGGTTGAGCCGCTTGTTGCGCAAGCGATCTCGAAAGACGCCGATGTTCCAACCTGACCGCCTGCGGGCGTGAAGGTCGGAGTTGCTACTTTTGCCATGATGTTCTCCTAGTTCAAAAAGCCCGAGGAAGTGGGTCACCCCAGTCCCTCGGGAAAGGGTGACCCACGACAGGCCTACCAAAATCAGTTCTGGATACGGCCTTGGAACTGAGCGCCGTTGCTGGTCAGGTTGCCTGCCCAAGCCAGGATTTGCACTTCTGCGTCCTGGTTGATCGCGTAGCGACGGTTTGGCGACAGCGGAACCATGTTGCGCTGTGCGTGTGGACGCCACTTGATGTACTTGGTGTTCAACATGAAGCCAGTGTTGGCCGGGCAGTAGCCGCCGATACCGCCGTCGAGAACGACGTCGGCGTCCATGAACTTCAATGTGGGGAAGCCAAGGTTGCCGGTTTCGGGGCTGGTGAAGCGCTGCTGGGCTTGCAAGCTGGACATGTAGTAAGTCCAGTAGTTGTTGTCCAACACGATCAAGTCGGGACGGTCAGTGCCACGAACCAAAGAAGACCACAGCTTGTTGAGTGCGGCTTGAATGGTTGTTGCGCTGGGGGTCACGCTTTGAGCGCTGAAGTCATACAACTGTGAGCGCCAGAAGCTCCATGTAGCGCGGTCGATTGCGCCATAAGTGCCGGTGGTGGGGTCAGAAGGCACGGCGGCGTTCAGGCCGGTGACTTCCTTGCCGCCAGAACCCAAGCCGTCGGAATAGATCGACTGGGCCAGCTTATTCATCATGGTGCTTTCGGCCACGTTCAAACGGCCTTCGAGCAAGTCGATGAATGCCTCTTTGCCGCTGTTCTGCAACATTTCCAAGCCGCTCATAACGACAGGAACTGCGAACTGCTTGATCTGAAACTCAGCAGCAGAGATAACGTCTTGAGCAGCCACAGGCAGCAAGTCGTAACCAGAGTAGAAACCGGCGTTTGCGTTCTCAGCAAAAGACAGTTCTTCAAAAATTACGTTACCGCCAGAGATGGTCTTGACGTTGCCGCGCTGATTCAGACGGGCCAAGAGAGCGTTGTTTTTGGTGACGTTGTCCGCGATTTGACGCGAACGGTTTTGGATCGTCGTTGCGACGATGTCGCTGACATTAGGAAAAGACATGATGACTCCTTCATCTGAGTTAAAACGAGCTTTCGCTCACCTTTTCAGATGCGCCTACGCGAACCTTTCACAGTCCGACTTTGTCGTAGGTGGGGCGCCGTGCGCCTCCTAGGAGCTTGCGGTGGCTGGGGTGCTTGGGCACACCAAGGACAATTGCTTGTCCAGTGGTGTGATTATGGCATCAGCGTGAGGACATCTGAATAGCTGCCTCAATCGCAGAGCGCACGTCGGTCGACGGTTGCTGCAATGCACCCACCGGAGCGCTGCCAGAAACGCTCACAGCGGCCGATCGGGCGCGCTGGGCGGCTTGGGTCTGCACCTGAGCACCTTGGGACAGTCGGCGCTGCTGTATGACCTTGGCGACGCTGTCATTGAGCAAGCAGGCCTTGTCATAGGCCTGTTGCAAGGTCATGGGCTGACCACGACGGTGTGCGGCCTCGAGCAGGTCGGCCATGTCAGAGCTCACATCGGCGCCAAACTCAGCCTGGCTGATGAACTGCTCGACCTCGCTTTGCGCCTGTTGGGCAACGCGCTGCTGCTGTTGCACCTGAACCTGCTGGAACTGCTGAAACATGCTCTGCAACGGTGCCAGGCGCTGATTGAGCACCTGGTCAATGGCCGACTGCTGAGGGTCAACGTGCGGGGTTTGTCCCGCCAGAGCTGAATCCAGTGCCTCGATAAACCCGTTGCCAAACCGACCAACGCCAAATTGCTGAACGATGCCGGCCACCAGGTTTGCCAGCTCAGGCGCCGTGCCGGTGCGCAAACGCGCTGCCGTGCTCATCAGGTTGTCAATGGCCTGCAGGGGTGAGCTGTTCTCAGCCTTGATGAACGCCTCGTAAGGGGCAATGGTCTTCATCACTGCCTCGGCCGTCTTGCGTGCTTCTGCGGTTTCCTGCAGCGTGCGTGCTACCTCTGACTCACGGCGGGCAATTTCACCGCGCACGGTGTCGGGCAATTGCGCCCAGTGCTCGCGCACCTCTGGACGCCATGACGCTGGCGCCTTTTCACCCTGCTGCTTTGGCCCTGCCTTGGGACCAGGCTGCACGCCATCTTTTTTTGCAAACTTTCCTTGCTCGTCTCTGACCTGTTGTTGAACCGACTCGTTATCAGCCTGCTCACCCTCCGCAAGTGCATTCAAATCTGCAGCAGGCTCGTTGCCCTCGGCGCTGGATTCAACCGGCGCAGAGCTCGGCTCAGGCGATTCGATCGACGTCGGCTCAGGTGCTGGTGCTGCCGCGTTTTCTGGCTCCTCAAACGCTGCCTCGAGGGCGTCGCGCAGTGATGTCGTGGGTTCACTCATGGTTTGTTACCTGTTTTGTAGTTGATGAATCGCGCGTTCTATGTCGCGTTTGCTGAACGAGCCGCCCTGTGTGTAGGCGCGTTCTCGTTGTTCCTGGGCCTTCGCCCAAGTCTGTTTGAAGTCGTCGGCCGTTGCGAGGCCTGTCGCCTTCATGTATTCGCGGTGCTTGCTGCGTGAGCTGATGTCTGTGCCGTCAGGCGCTTTGAGCCCGTCGTAGGAGCGATCGCCCCACAGCGCGCCAGAGTCAACGCGCAGCGCGGCCTGGTAGTCGGGAGTGACTTCGATCAGCTCGCCTGTTTGCCTGTCTTGAATCCAACGACGTCGTGTCATTTATCGTTCCTCTGCCATGCTGGGAAGTGAATAGCCAAGAGCGGCCACAGCTGCAGCCGGGGCCATGCCTTTGCGCATCAGCTCAACGGCCTTTGCCCAGTCGGCCTCGCTGAAGAACTTGCGCATTTGCTCCACGTCCTTGCGTGAGCTCGCAAACTGCGCATCGCGTTCCATCTTTTGCTTGATGATCTTGCGAATGTCCTCGGACTCGCTGAGGTTGCCGGTAACGGCCTTGGACACGTTCTCTGGCAAGTCAGCAAACCCGCGCAGCACAGCCTCTGTGGCTTTTCCTTGGCCGTACTCAAGCGGCGTGTAGACCGACTCAATGCCGCCCTTGGTGAGTGTCGCGCCCTCGGGCAACACTGTCGCCAGCGGACTCTTCTTGCCTGACAGCTTGCGCAGTTCTGCGGCCTTGAGTGCCGCGTCGTCGCCGTAGTTGGCGATGGCCACGCCTCGAGCGCTGGCGCTGGGCATGTAGTCAGTGCCGCGCAACGCAGACTGGATGGCGGCCATTTCGGCTGCGCTTGCCTGGCGTGGCATCTCGACCAGCAACGCGTCTTTGCCCTTGCGATTGCCGCCGGTGAACATGATGTGACCGGCACCAGCTTCTTGCACGTCATTGGCTGCGCGGAATCGTTCTCCGGCCTCCATCGCAGCGCGAAAGTTGGGATGCAATGTCGCGCTGTCGCCGGTGGGGAAGTTGGCCAACGCGCGGGAGACAGTCACAGGGTTGTTCTCGACCATGCCGGCGGTGTTTGTGTACACGCCAGTGCCCTGCACGGTGGGCAACTGACGCAGGCCCATTGCAGAGTGAATTGCGTCGCGATTACCGGCGCCAACTGCCGCAGGCATGTTGTACAGGGCGGCCTCGCCGGTTTTGTCAACGTCCCAGCGGCCAATGTTTCCGTAGGCCTGTTTGGCCTCGTTGGTTTCGTTCAGCAGCTCTGGAATGTGGCCAGTGTTGGCGCCCGGCACATACTCGTAGGTCGAGTTGAACGTGTGCTTGGGCATGTAGTCGGCGGTGGTCTTGTTCGCGTCGCGCAGGGCCTTGACGATGCCCTCTGTGCCACCCTTGTAGGTGGCCTTCTGGCCGCGCTCGTACAAGTCCTGCGCCTTGCCGTAAATCCAAGGTACTTCCTGCAAATGCGGGCCAGTCCAGTCAGTGCGACCGCCTGCAGCTCGAGCGTTCGCACGGTCGACCATCAGCGCGGTTTCAGCGTCCATGAACGGGTGCATTTGCTGTGACACGCCCGCCTTCCACGGCTTGCCTTGTGCGTCGGTGTAACCAAAGCCCTGAGCGGCACGAAAGTCGTTCACACCAAACGATCCCTCGACCGGCACGCGTGGATCGTTCTTTACGCGGTATTCGCCAATCTTGGCCGCCAGGTTGGGCTCTGTGCCGCTTTCAACGGCTCGATCGAGCGTGCGCATGCCTGCGCCTCGGTAGGCCATCTCAGGCTCACCCAGTGCGCGCGTGTTGGCGTGCTTGAGTGCAAACGCAAGCTCAGACTCGGGCGACACGCCGGCCGAATAGACGGCAGTCGCGTCGAGCGATCGGTCGAGCTGATACGGCTCGTTGGACGCGGCCTGGCCGGCCTTGGCACGCTCGTACCAGTTGCCAACGCGCTCGGGGTCTGCGTACTTGAGAGCGTCCACGCCCTCGTCAAACTGGGTGTCAAGATTTCGACGCATGGCGCCTAAGCCTGCGCCGCTGCTGATGTGACGTGGTGCGCCAATGATTGAGCCGTCAGCGCGACGTGAAATGTGCTCGCCCTTCTTGGCCGCACGCAACACTTCTGCGGCGCCTTTTTGTTGCTCCATTTGGCGGTAGTAATCGGCGGGAATTGCGCCGCTCTTGCGTTGGCCACCAACCTTTTTGACAGTCTCTTCAACAGACTCGCCGGCAGACGCCGCGGCCTTTGCGTCAGCCTGAGCAACCGACTTCTCGATTTCCTTTTGGCGCGCAGCTTCCTTGGTTTGTTTCTTTCCAAACCCAGCCAACTCCTCGGGCACTTTTTCAGAATTTGCGACGGCCTGCTCGAGCACCTCGCGCAGAGCTGGCGTTGCTGCTTCTGCGGCCTTCTCTGCTGCCTTTGTGCCCTTGCGCACTTTGTTGATGCCGGCAGTCACGCCACCAACCACAGGCAGCATGCCAATGCTTGACAGGCCCATGCCCAGCATGTCGCCTTCACGGCGTGCGCGCTCAAAATCGCGGCCTGCTGTTGCCGTGCCAACCACAGGCACAAAGCCCGCGCCGAGGTCGATGGCCAAGTCGCCCAGGTCAGAGTCCTCGGGACTACTCAGCGAAATGAACTTGCGACCTCTGTCGCGCAATGCCTGAATGATTGACTGGTAGTCCATGCTTTACTCCAGCGTCAACATGTACGAGGTGGTTTGGTATTGACGCAGGATTTCGTCAATCGTGTTCTGCAGCGCGGTTTCGTCCTTGTCGCAAATGTCGTAGCGTTTCATCTCAATCCACTCGCACTGGTAATCGAGCAGCTTGGTGATCTCTCCCTTGCCGTCGGCCTTGTCGCGGCTGATGTCCATGCGGGTTTTGTAGTAGCCCTGGTACTGCTCGACAAAGCCGTCGATCAGCTCGAGCGCGTTGTCGTAAAACTCGTTGAGGGCTTTGTGCTCGGCGTAGCTCTTGGTCTTCCAATGAGCCAAATGCGCGGTGTCGCGCGCCAACAAAACCATAGAAACAAATTGCTCTGCTGTGTTCATGCGTTACCTCAATCCAAAAGCAGCAAGAGCTCATCGTCTCGCTTGCGTTTAATTATCCGTGCCACGGTCGCGCGGGCGATCACAAGTGCTCGCTCTGCGTCCTGTCTGCGCTTGACGCGCATGGCCTCGACTTTTGCCTCTTCCAACACCTCGGAGACGATGCGCGCGACCTCGGCCACGTCAAACGCGGCGGGCACGTCGATGCCAATGCGGCCACCGTCAACAGACAGCACCTGCACTGACTTCTTGGCCTCGGACACCACCACCGGCTGAGCCTTTTCGACCACCGGATTGATGACGCGCACGATCTCTTCGCGCAGCTTGGCTTGCTCTTGCTTGAGCTTTTCAAACTCTGCGTCGCGCTTCTTTTGTGCTTTCCTGCGTCGCTTCTCATCGCCTGGCCCAATGTCGGCCGTGATGACGGGCAGGGGATTGGGTGTGACTGTGCCGGTGGCGGCAAACTCGTCGACCTCTGTCTCGACGGCGGCCATGTACCCGTACAGGCCAACGTCGCCCTCGGCCGCAAAGACATCGATGCCGGTTTCCACTGCGGCCATGTAGCCGGTCGTCTCGACCGTGCCTGTGGCGCTGAAACTGTCGACGCCGGTTTCGACGGCGTCCATGTAGCCAGTTGTCTCGACTGAGCCGGTGGCGCTGAACACGTCAACACCGGACTCAATCGCTGCCATGTAGCCGGTGGTTTCAACGTCACCCTCGGCGGCAAACGTGTCGGTGGTGCTCTCGATCGCCGCCATGTAGCCGGTGACCTCGACAGTGCCCTCGGCCGCAAAAACGTCAGTGCCAGTCTCAGTCGCGGCCATGTAGCCTTGAACTTCGACTGTGCCGCTGGCCGCAAAAACATCAACGCCCGTCTCGACGGCAGCCATGCTGCCTTGAACTTCTACCGTGCCAGCTGCTGCAAATGTGTCGACCGTCGACTCTGTGGCCGCCATCGTGCCGGTGACGATGACATCGCCCTCGGCAGCAAACGTGTCAACACCGGACTCGGTCGCGGCAAGAGTGCCGTAGACCATGTCCCAGTAGGACTGATCCCACTTGGCTGAGCCCCACTGCGCCACGCCGCGCCCCTATCAGTTCGCTGTAATGGTCGCGCTGTTGAGCGTGACGATTTCACCGGCGTCGATGTTCGTGGTGTCCAAAATGATGTCAGCGCCAGAGCCGGTCATACCTACCGTCAAGCCGGTGATCACGTCCGCGCCGTTGCTGTCGCGAATGCGTGCTGCTGCGGCCACGCCGGTGGCGTTGGCGCTGGTGTCGCTGCGCGGAAAGCTCGAAAACGTGAGCACGCCGCCGGTCACTGTGCCGCTGGGGTCGGCCAGGGTGATCTCTGCCAGCACGGTTCCCATTGAGGTTGTGCCGATTTGCAGGACGCCGGCGCCAGAGCCTGCGTCGATGGTGTTCACGACCGCCGTCAGGCGGGCATTCTTTGCTGCGGTTGAATAAACGACTGCCATTTGTTACTCCTTAGATGGGCATTTGTGGTTGAGGGGCGACTTGCGGGGTGACTGCCGGCGGTAGTGGTGCGCCGCCGGCCAACGCGGCCTGAGTGCCTGGTAACAGGTCGGGCTCGTCGTCCATCTCGCGCACCTCGAGGATGTCGCCGGTCTGTGGGTCGCGAATCGGCACGCGGCGCTTCTTCTTGCCCACTGCTTCCATGACGGCGCGCATCTGCTGCTGAGTGTCGAGCTGCGTTTGCAGCGCGCCTTGAGCGATGCTGCTCACGTTGTCGAGCAGCTCGCCCAGTTTCTGGCCAGATTCGGGGTTCATCGACAGCATGTCTTTGATGGTCGAGAACTGCTCGGTCATTTGATCCATCTTTGCCTGCATCTCGATCTTTTGCAGATCGATCGTGCCCTTCAAAGCTGCGATTTCCTTGTCGGTTTCCGACTCCATCATTGCGATCTTCTCGTTGCTCTGAATCTTCTGCATTTCGATCTGCTGCTCGATGGTCGGCTGCGGTGGCTGCGGTGGTGTTTGTAGCTTTTGGTTCATGCTGGCAATGGCCTGATCCAGCACTGACTCGATTTCGGTCGACACGCGGAACTTGGCCACACCCCACTGCAGCAACTTCATCAAAATTGGCGCCGCTTCGGGATTTTGTTGAGCCATCGGCGCCACTTGAGACACAAACGCACCCATGCCCTGCAGGAACTGCACTGCCGCGTCGCGTTCTGCTGCCCAGTCCAACGCGGCCATGCTGTCGGCCTCGACGTTGATCCGGTACTCGGCCATTTCTTCGTTTTTCAGCAGTGCAATCGCGCCAGGCACAAACTGAACGTCGGGCGTGCGCTCGATGTTGCTGCGCTTGACCATCGTCTCAGGCTGAAAGTGCTTGCAAATGATCTCGGCCTTGATGCGCAGGCCGTTGCAAATCCACTCAGCGATGTAGAACTGCTTCAACTGAACGCGAGTTGAGCCGTACTGGGCCTTGATCTGCTGTGCGGTGGCTGTCTCTGAGGCCTTGGAGCTGCCGCGCATCACGTCGGACACGCCCAGTACCTCGTAAATCTGCATGACCTTGTCTTGGCGGTACTGGCGCAGTTGGTTAATGCAGTTGACCACCTGGTCAATCGGCGCAAAGTCAATTTTTCCTTTGACACCGCCTGCCTCAGCAAACATCGCCCAGTTGTCGACCGGGATCAGCTGGTTCTCAGAGGCCTGCGAGAACATGCGGCCAACAGAATCGCCGGCCGTCTTGTCGTACACGCCGGCAATTTTGGCTGCGCGGGTCAGCCAGGTGATGCGGGTGTTGATTTCGTCCAGCTCGTTGAACTGGTCTTGCGCCATGATGTAGTCGGCGCGGGGCATGAAGTTGCTGGTGGTCGCGTTTGCGATCAACGGCTTGGGGCACGGGAAAAAATTCTCTAAACCCAGTGGGTCGTCTTTCACGTCAAGGATGACGTCGGCGCCCTTGGCGTACCAGTAGACCTTCTTGTTCTCCTTGCACCAAATCTCAAACACCTCACCCTTGTTCCACGGGTCGTTTTGAGGGTTCTCCTCACGCACGTTGCCTTCACGGGTGGGTCGGCTCAACGGCACAACTGACGCGATGTCTTTGCCAAAGCGCTCGACCAGTTGGTCTTTGGTCATGTACACGCGGCGGGCTACCCAACGCACCTCAGACCAGGTGCGCGCCGGCGACCAAAAGAAGTCGTCCCAATAAACGTAGTCGCAGGGCGCGTCCTCTTCGGTGATCCGCTCGGCCTCTGAGGCGGGGCTCAGCTCGTTGCCCATCTCATCGACCACGGCCTCAATGGTGTAGGGCTCGGTCTTGACCTCGTAACGCAGCCACATCTGCCCCATGCCGACGGTCAGCCAGTCCTCGATGCCGTTGCGCACGGTCGCGTCCCAGGGGGACACGTTGTCGTCAAACGATCGGTTGAGCAAGCGCTGCATGATCGTGCCCGCAACGCGCGCCTCATCGTCCTCGGAGTCCTGCCAGCTGCGTGACACGTCAGCCCGTGGGGGGCGCGCGTACAGCATGGACAGCAATACCTGCATGGTCGACCAAAATAAATTGACGCGTGACTGGTCACGGCCAAAGTCGTCGCGCTTGTCAAGGTATCGGTGAACGATCCTCTTGGCGTCTTCGTGGAACTTGGTCAGTTCCTGCTTTGCCGCGCTGATCTCTGTGTTCCAGCGCTGCGCTAGTCCTTGCGGCGTGTCTTTGAAATCGCTCGCGCTGGTGATCTTGCCTTGTTCCATTAACCAATCCTTCCTGACTGGACGGGAGCACAGTCCCAAATGTCATCCAATGCGAACTGGTAATGCGCGCCCTTGGATTGCTTCGATGCGATTTTATGCCCAGCTTGCGATTTCCTCGACACTTTGCGCGCGGCAAGCGCCAAGTACCTGAACGAGTCCGACGCGTGCGAGTGCTGGTCATGCTTGGGCTTGTTGCGGTAGGTCTGCGTCCTCTCGTCCCATTCCCGCATGTACGCGCGCAGGTGATCGACCCCGTCGTAGGTCGGCTCCTCATCAAAGAAGCAGTCAGGCAGGATCAGCCTGGCCGCCTCGATGCCGTCTTGCAGGCTCATCTCCGGCACCAGTCGCGGCTGAATGCCGTTTTGCAGGAACTGCTCAACGATCGACTTGCCGGTCTGCAGCGACTTGGCCTTGGCGTCGTGTGGCAGATAGACGTGGTTGACCTTGTACGGACGCGACTTCACCCAGTCGATGTAGTGCTTGATCGGCTGGTTGTCGTCTTCCATGAAGTCAACGATCCGGTAGCCGTCGACCGTCTCCTGCCAACCCCACCATGAACATGAGTCGGTGTAACCCAAGTCAGCCACCAGGTTCACGGGCAGCTCAGGGTCAACGGCAAACTTGCCAATGCGCCCGTCCGCGTACGCGTCGCCGATCTGCTTGGCGTAGTACGCACCAGGCACGGCCGCGTCGAACGAGCACTCGTACTCAACCAAGTACGCGTCCTCGGTCATCTGCGCCTTGGCGTCACGCAGCTCGTCAGGGTGAATGATTCCGGTCTTTGACGCCGGCAACTCAATCAGCATGTGGCTGCCGGGGTTCATGCGCGCCTCTTCGCGCAAGTTCCAGAACATGTTCTTGCCCGCAGGTGTTCCGGCAAAGATCGCCCAGCCGCGCCGGTCTGAGAGCGCCGGACGCAACACCCTGTACCAGGCGCTCGGTCTGATCTGCCCCACCTCGTCCAGCACCACGCCGTCAAAGTACATGCCGCGCAGCGCGTCGTAGTTGTCGGCGCCAGCCACAAAGATCGTCGACTCCTGGCCGTGGCCGTTGTTGATCGTGATCTTGAGCTCGGACTCGTTCGGTGGCTTACTCCACATCGGACGCGTCAGGTCTTTGAGGTACGTCCATGCCACGCGCTTGGCCTGGTCACGCTGCGGGGCCATGTACGCAAACTGCGGTTTGGGCAGTGCTGTCTCAAGTGCCCCAATCACCAGATCAGCGCACATGGCCACGGTCTTGCCGCAGCGCCGGTGCGCCACAACGACCGTCCAGCGCTTGTCGCGATTGTGGAGCGGGACGAACACGCTGCGGGGTTGGTACTCGTTCAGGTTCATTGCGGAAAACTCAACACGGCTTTTTTGGGTACTGAAAGTGGGGAGGGGGGCCCAGCTCGAGCGAGCCACCCCCCTGCCGATTGAGGGGGGATGGGGGGTCAGGTAGCCAGGCACGATGAGACACGGCCAGGATCGCGTCAGATCGACGCAGGAGAGGCGATCGAGGCGTGGTCAATGGGGTGATAGCCTCACTCACCTTTGAGGCCTTGTGTCGCGTTTCTAGCGTTGCTTGTGTCCATCGCGCTACTCGCTTGCTTGTCTGCTGTGGCGCTCATGCCTCCCTCAGCCGCTCCTCGCTCGACCCCCTCCGGCGATAAAAAATCTTTATCTGCCGGCTGTTGCGGATCTTTAATCCGGTACTTGCCGCCGTTATCCCGTTCTAGATCAATGACTTGCGTAATCTCTTCCGCTTGTTGTGCCGTGGTTGTGCCAATTGATCGCTGGCCAAGCCAGCTGAGCTGCACCTGAATGCCGCCTTCCACGCTTGCGTTGATCTGGCTCGGCAGCACCTTGCTGACCAGGCTCACAAACGCCGCGCGATCGCTCTGCGTACCGTTGGCCAAGCGCGCCAGGTACTGCGTGCCGCCGACCTGGTCGAACGCCTCGAGCACCGCGTCGCGCAGGTTGGTCAGCCGGTTCCGAACGCCCTTCGGTCGACCCGGCGGCACGGGCGCGCCGGTGAGCGGGCTCACGGCCGGCGCCTTCGCGTCCTTTTCCTCGTTTCCCCCTGCTTTTTCCGGCTCATTCACCGTTGCGTTAGACGCAGCGTTAAACGCCGCATGAAGCATCGCGGCCTGAAGCATTCGCTGTTCGTCTTGTTGAGTTTCGATCATGGTTTGATTTTCGCACTGCTCACGATCGCATTGATCGCGGCCGCGGCGCCAACGACCGGCACGATCGTCACCCAGCCATCAACCTCAAACCACAACCACACGCACGCGCCCAGCAGCCCCAAAGCCACCAAACCCAAATCCTCAGCCAACTGACTTGCCTTCATTTCCCAATCCATACCTATCTCCCGATGGTTTCAATTTTGTAACTGCTCTCACTCCCCTGCTCTCACTCCCACACCCTATCTAAGTTGAAGCAGATGCACTTGATGCACCCCACTTTTGAATACTTTTACGCTCCAAGCAGTTGCAGTATGTGAACCCCCTTGAGGGGGGTTCCATACATCCTGCACTTACTGCATCAGACTTGCACTCACTAGTCGATGCAACTTCGATGCACTTGATGCACTTGATGCAAACGCTCATTTGCCGCACGGTTTGATCGACCGCAGGCTCAGCCAAACGGTCACAAACAGCCCAGCAAGGACGACCAAGCCGCCCACCATCAGGAGCGCGATCAAAGCCAAGATGTTGCTCATAAGTCCACCCAAACAAAGCCAAAGAACCACGCGGCCATTTTGCGATGCAGCCAGCATGGCTTGTGTTTCAAATTGAACTGCAGCGCGTTGGGGCCGCCGATCTGATACCCGCCGACATATTTCGGCATCTCTAATGTTTTGAAATTCATGCGTCCATCCTCCTGCCTATGCCGTGTTCCTTTTCAAGGGCGCGGCAAAGCCACTCCACTGACTTGTGACCCTTCACCATTTCGCGAGCCAACTCGTGGACGCGCTCTTCAGGCAACGGCAGCACTTCCTCGGGCTCAACCAGGTCAATGCCGTCAATGCTGTGGCCAGTGGGAACCAGCCTGATCAGTCGGGGCGCGGTCATACCTTGTGCTCCCTGATCCAAATGGCGAACGAGGCCCCTGTGTCGCTGAACGGGAAGCGCTCGCACTCGCTGGCCAGCTCCTCGAGCTTGGCGTTGATGGCCTGCCTGATCTGTTCCTCAGTGGGTGCCTGGGGCGTGTCCCAGTTCCTGACGATGTTGTCCATGTGCCTCCTTTTGCGCCATGCGCTGTTGATGTCGTCGCTCATGCCTGCTGCTCCCCCCAACGCTTGCACAGCTGGCGCACGGTCTTGGTTTGCTTTTTCCTGTCGCAGATGGCGCTGCGGGACTTTTGCTTGGCCTTGGCCTGCAGCTGGCTTGAGGTGAGCGGCAGCGGCTCGGGCGCCGGCAGCAGCATGTAGGTGCTCCAACCAATGACTGAGCTCAGGAAGATGACGCGAGAGATCATGCGTAGTCCCCTTCCTCTGTGTGCTCGGTGAGCCTGTCCTGCAGGCGCTTGATGCGCTGCTCGTTGTAGATGACGATCGAGCGCGCGTACTCGACGGCCGACTCGGCCTCGAGCTTCTTGAGGTGAGCCTCGCGCAGCTCCTTGGCAATCACCTCGCGGATGGTCTTAGGCCGCAGGATTTCCTTTACAAACCTAGATGTTGTTTCGCGCCAGCTCATGGTTTGAGCTCCTGGCGCTGTGGTGGGTGGGCGTAGAGAGGTGTACCCGGCTCCAAATCTCTGTAAAGCAAACCTGTACTCCAATCATGATCGGACACTTCGCCAACAGGCTCTTGCTTTCTTGCATCACAAGCAACACAACCCTTACCTGCACAATGTTGGCAAGCCCCGTCTTGCTTCTCTGCCTCTGCAATGGCTTGGCGTAAGTCCTTGGCGTATGCGTGAAAGTTAACACCGCCACCTTCTGCGGCTATTTCCAACGCCTCAAGCGCCTGTTTCAATACTTCAATCATTCGTCGTCCCCTTCACGTTGTGCCCATGTGGGCGCTGCCCCTGATCCCAGTGCCACACGCACGCCACCGGCCTCGGTGAGCACCACGCGCTGACCCGTCATGCGGTTGGGTTTCCTGAACTCCTGCTGCTCAATCAGGCGCTCGCGCTCGAGCTCCTGCACGATCTGGAAGAACTCCCTGCGCTCGATGCGCGGGAAGTCGTCCTCCTTGCGCAGCACGTTGTAGATGTTGGTGGTGGGCGCGTTGGCCTTCATTGACAGGTTCACGCCCGCCTCACTGGCCACCTTGATCAGTTTGAGAATCGCAGCGCGGTGGGTATTTCGCATCACCGACTTCGCAAGCTGAGTGCTGGCCACCGTGCCCCAGCGCTTGAACACCTTGGCGCCCGAATCGAACTCGAGGCGCATCTCTTCCTGCAGCGGCCCCAGGTTGCACTTCTCATGGCGCAGCACCACGGTGTCAGCGTCGCGCACCATCGCCCAACGTGACCTGGCTGAGTTGTTCCAAGCGGTTGAACCGCTGAATGTGGTGTTGCTGTCGAGCCCTGCCCCGCCGCGCACTGACGCCTTGTCGACGTGTGCCAGCAGCAGGACGGCCGCGCGTGTGACGTGGGCAATCAGGTTGAGCGAGCGCATGAACCCACGCACGGCAGTGCGATCGTTCTCGTTGTCCGCAAACACGTCGGACGCGTTGTCGATGATCAGCACCTCGGCTTTGAGGCGCACGGTCGTGTCGGCCAGCCACTGCATGCGCTCGGTGACCGTGCCGTCCTTCCACAGCACGCAGTCGGCTTGGGTCAGGTCATAGACCACCAAGCGATCGGCCAGTGTCGACATTTCGACACCCAAGTCGGCACAAATGTTGGCCACGCGGAAATGGACGGTGCGGGCCTCGTCCTCGCCGGAGAGGATCAGCACCTTGGATGGCTTGGCTTGGATGTCGAACAGGCTCATTCCGTGAGCCAGTGCCACGCCCAGCTGCAGGGACAAGTTGGATTTGCCGACACCGCCGTTGGCGCTCAGCAGCGTGACCGTGCCCTCGGGCAGCCAACCGTCATAGCGCCAGCTGGTGGGCTCGGGCTTGGTGTTGTTGAGCGCGCCCCAGTCCATTGGCTCGAGGTCGCCGGGCTTGGCCTCGGGGGCAGGCTCATCAGGTGAGCTTGTGCCCAGGTTGATGTTGATGGTCGGCGGCTTGCGCTCCTCGGGCGCGAACTTCTCGGCTGAACGCACGGCACGCGGAATCTCAGCACGGCGCTGCTCCCAGCGTTGCACCTCAGCCGGGTCACCTGGTCGCACCTGATCCATGAGCGAGTACAAAAACTCGACGGCCGCGCCAGGGAACATGCCGCCACTGACCAAGCTCGCGGCCAGGCGGGTGATGCTGTCGTGATAGATGCGCGCTGACGGGTTGGGGTCAGTCAGGCCGGTGATCATCTCGCCGGCATGATTTTGTTGCCCTGTTGATGAAGGGGACGTTTTCGGCAGCTGTGCTGCGATGCGCAAACTGTCTAAGTCAACGCCGACGGCCGCGCAGGCGTCGTCCAATGACCAACGCACGCTCGGGTTCCACATCTCTAGGCGCACTGGCCATTCGCCTGCGGCGCGCGGTTTGGTGTTGCGTCCGACCGGCAAGCGAACGTACCGAACGCAGGCGTTTCCAGAGGCGTCATTGCTGCGACCGCGTGCGGCCAAAGCACTCATTACCCTGTCAACGAGTTGCCTATTCCGGGTATCAGGGTCTTCCCCATCGAGGAAGATACCTATCTGAAATTTGCCTGGGCTGGTCTGTAGGGCGTACGAGTAACCCTGCACGTCATTTAGTTGGACATCGTCTAGGACAAGAACCGCAAGACGCACGAACGCGTCCTTGCGTCGAACGATCTCACCGTCCTCGGTGGCAGTCAGGACGGACGTGCAAAAGTAGGTGTTGTCTTGCTCAGCCCTGTCAATCAAGGCCGCCTGTTGCGGCATGCCCTTGTAAGCACGCCCACCCCATACGAGCGGTGTCGCGTTGCCTGGGTCAGCTCGAAAGTTGCAAACCCAACCGTGTGTGCCGGGTTCGAGTTGGCCGTATATCTCGGCAAGGAAGTCGCTGTTGGTCATCGTGAGTGCTCCGACGACCATGCTCACACCTCGACGGCGACAAGCTCCATCACGTTGATGGTCACGCTTTGCTTGCGTGCCATCGCGATCAGCTGCGGCCAATACCGCTGCGGAATCAGTCCACCTGTGCCACCAGGCGCGGGCTTGCACCAGCGCGAGAGTGTTGACTTGTCGAGCCCCAGCTCGGCAGCCACAGCACTCTTACCCCCCAACTTTTCAATGATCGTGTAGGCGGGCTCGAGCTTATGGATAACGGGAATGGTCATGTTTGATTCTCCTAATGCATTGCGATTGACTCATCGCGGAGTTTATGTCAGTCTCAATGACGACTTGTATGAGGCTCAAATGAATACCGAGTGGTTTCGTCAGGTATTGGCATCCAAGAAGCTGTCACAGCGCAAGCTGGCTCAGCTGATGGAGCTCGATCCGGCTGCTGTGTCGCTGATGCTGCGTGGCCAACGCAAGATGACCAACGAGGAAGCGCACCAGGTCGGCATCATCCTGGGCGTGAAGACTACAGAGGTCTTGCGTCAGGCCGGCATCGCGGTGAGCGATGACGTGCGCCATGTGAAGGTCACAGGGCACATTGATGAAAACGCCGTTGTCACTTTGTTCCCCAAGCGCACGCACGACAAAGTGGTCGGGCCAGCGGACTGTCCCGAGGGAACGTACGCGCTGCAAAAGCGCTCGCCCAACAGCCTGAAAGACGGCTGGATGTACTTTGTGTCACCGGCAGAAAACGACCCGCGTGCTCATTTGGGTGAGATGTGTTGCATCGCGCTCGAGAACGGCGACCACCTGGTCAGCTTCCTGCATCGCGGTTACCGCTCTGGCACATTCAATCTCATCAAATGCACTGGTGAATCTCTGCGCACCGACGCCAATGTGGTGTGGGCCTCGCGCATTCTGTGGGTCAAGCCTCAGTAGTACTTAGGTTCGCAGGGAAAATCCCTACAAAATCATTGGGTTACACGTTGGGCTTTTCTCATCGTTGATGTAAGATCACACCATCAACAACGCAACCAAGGAGAAGCAACGATGACAACGACACACACACCAGGACCCTGGACCATTCACCCGCAAGGTGAGGCCAATCATTACGCGGTAATTCTCGACGGCGGCAAGTGGCTGGCTGCGCTGCAATTTAATGGCGAACTGATGGAAGCCAAGCAACTTGCTAACGCCAAACTGATTGCGGCTGCGCCCGATTTGCTTGCTGTTCTGCAAGAGCTGCAAGGCTCAGCAGCGTATTGGTCTGAGTATGACGTGCCGCTTGGAATTACAGACCGAATTCAAGCCGCCCTCGCCAAAGCAACGGGAGAGCAAGCATGAGCGCCCTTGACAAATACAAAGCCGCCCTCAAGGCGCACGACTGGTTCTACATGTACGCCGACGACTACAGGTCGTTTGACAAAGGCAAAGACGAATGGGCGGCAATCAGCGCGATGCAAAAAAGCATTGACCCCGACTTCATCATCTTCAACGAGTACGCACCACCTGCCATGAAGGTGATCATCAAGACGGGAGAAAAAGCATGAAACCCAGCCACACACAAACCCCACGCAACCTGGCCGACTGCACGTTCACTGTCGGCTATGACGCCATCGATCCAATGAGCCCTGAGACACCGATCGAGCGCATCGCCGGTTATGCCGTCGCGTTCCTGATTGGCACTGGCCTGGCCCTGCTTTTGGTTGCATGGTGGAGCAGTTGAATGAAATGCCCCGAGTGCGGTGTGTGGACGTCAGTCTTGGAAACACGCAAGCGAGACGACGGAGCCATGCGCAGGCGCTACGAGTGCGCCAACCTTCACCGATTCACCACCATTGAGACGATTCAACATGTCACAAGCAAACAAGATTCAAGTGGCCGGCACCCACTACAAACAAAAAGCGATACAGCCCTGGGACTACATCGCAGCCAATGAGCTGGGATATTTCGAGGGCAACATCGTTAAGTACGTTTCACGCTGGCGCGACAAGGGCGGCGTTGACGATCTGCGCAAGGCGCAGCACTACCTGCAAAAGCTGATCGAGCTGCAGGTTCTCATCCCGCAAGTCGACGACGGCAAAGACCGTTGCGATTTTCACAATCCCACGACCCACGACAGGAGTACCAATTGATGGAAGCACTAGATGACCTCGCCAGCCAATGGCGAATAGCAAAAGCCAAGGAGGAAAGCGCCAAAGAACTGCGCGTGTTCCTTGAAAACGAAATCCTGAAACTTCACCCCGCACGCGAGGAAGGTTCAGAGACGTTCACGACCGCCAACGGTTTCAAGATCAAGCTCACCGCCAAGCTCAACTACAAGGTTGACGTTGGCAAGCTGGTTGAGTTGACGATGGACTGGCAAGAGGACGCACGGCCCATCAAAACAAAAATCGAGGCCGACGAAACCAAACTCAAGGCCATCAGAGCCGAGGCGCCAAGGCTGTGGTCTGACATTGCTCCGGCCGTCACCGTCACACCGGCCAAGGTCGGCGTGACTATCGAGCCGAGGGAGTAATCATGGCCTTCAACCTTCAATCGATTCAGCGCACCAAGCGCATGCGAGCGCCAAAGATTGTGATCGCCGGCCCCGGCAAGATCGGCAAAACAACCTTTGCTGCTCACGCACCAAACGCGGTCGGCATCCTGACTGAGGACGGCGCAGACGCGGTCGACACAGCGGCCTTCCCCTTGGCGCAGTCACTCAATGACGTGTACGAGGCCATCAGCACGCTGCTGAAAGAAGAGCACCCCTACGAGTCTGTGTTTTTGGATTCACTGGACTGGCTCGAGCCATTGCTGCATGCGCATGTGTGTGAGGCCAACAAGTGGGCCAACATCGAGACGCCTGGCTACGGCAAGGGCTACATCGCGGCCGCCGAGGAATGGCGCAACCTGCTCTCGGGCTTTGAGGCCTTGCGCCAGCAACGCAACATGGCCGTGATCCTGATCGCGCACGACAAGATCAAGCACTTTGAGTCACCGCTGCATGACGGCTATGACCAGTACGTTTTGAAATTGCACGACCGCGCTGGCGCCCTGGTGCAAGAGTGGGCTGACGTGATTGGCTGGGCCAATTACCAGATCGTCACCACCGAAACGAACGCGGGCTTTGGCAACAAGGAAGTCAAAGCACGCACGACCGGCAAAAGAATTCTTCACGTCGAACCGCACCCCGCTCACATGGGCGGCAACCGTTTTGGTTTGAAGAACATGCCTCTCGACTGGGAAGCATTCGCAGCTGCTCTTGCAGCAAACAACTAAGCCATCAACCAGGAGTAAATCATGGCCAACTTCAACTTCAACGCCGCATCGGTAGAACCCATGCAACCACGCTCATACGCGCCCATGCCTGACGGCGAGTACGAGATGATCATCACCAAGTCGGACGTCAAGCCCACCAAGGCAGGCACAGGCCACTACCTTGAGCTCGAGATGCAAGTCATTGGCGGCGAGCACAGCGGCCGCCGGCACTGGGAGCGACTGAACGTCGACAACCCCAACAAGCAGGCCGAGGACATTGCCAAGGCGGCGCTTGCGTCCCTGTGCTTTGCGGTGGGCGTCGAGGACATGACCGACACCACGCAGCTGCATGACATCCCGTTCACCGTCAAGCTCGAGATCGATCGCAAGGAGCCCGACCGCAACCGGATCGTGGGCTACATCAACACCGGCGGCGCGTCCCCTGCAGCGCCAGCCAAACCCGCAGCGCCAGCACCAAAGCCGGCTGCACCAGTGGCAGGCAAAAAGCCCTGGCAATAAAACAAAGGGGGAAAGCGGATGCCGTGCCTTTTACTTCTTTGGGATGCACACACGGTGCAGCGAGTACCCCGCCTAACAAGGAAACAAACCATGCGAACCACGACAACACTCTTTTCAACATTTGCGCTCAGCGCATGCACCACCGGCATCACGCCACCCATGCAGTCACTGGTCATCGACAAAGAGCTGCAGGGCATGTCTCGTAACGAGGTGATCAGCGCGATCAACGAGTGCGAGGTCAACAACACGCGCGCCGTGATGGTGTACGCCAAACGCAAGATCAGCGGACACACCGCCGACGTGGTGGCTGACGTCACCTGCGCACCAACTTATTTCAGCCGACGCAACTGAGAACAACGATGGCAACACTTCCCGACTCAACACACACCACCGCGCACCAGATCGTGCGCTGGTACGAATCAAAACCACAACAGCACCGCCCGCACATGGGCGCGTCGCTGATCGGCCACCAGTGCAGGCGCAGCGTTTGGCTGACCTGGCGCTGGGTAATGAAACCTGAGTTCTCTGGCCGCATCCTGCGTCTGTTCAACCGTGGCCAGCGCGAGGAGCAGCTGTTTGTTGAAGAGCTGCGCGGCATTGGCGCCACCGTATGGGACAAAGACCCTGAGACAGGCGACCAAATCCGCGTGAGTGCCTGCAAGGGTCACTTTGGTGGGTCGCTGGACGGTATTGCAAAGGGACTGCCCGAGGCGCCAAAGAGCACCGCAGTCCTCGAGTTCAAGACACACAGCAGCAAGTCGTTTGCCGACCTGGTCAAGCACAAGGTGCAAGCCAGCAAGCCGCAGCACTATTCGCAAATGATGGTCTACATGGGGCTGATGGTGATCGACCGCGCCTTGTACATGGCCGTCAACAAGGACACCGACGAGCTCTACACCGAGTGGGTGCATTTCGATGCTGGCCATTTCAACGCGATGATGGAGCGCGCCGAGGAGCTCATCGAGATGAACGTGCCGCCAGTCAAGTTCAGTGACGACCCCGCCAACTATGTGTGCAAGCAGTGCAACTTCTGGAAGCACTGCCACGGCGCCCAGGCTGCGGAAGCAAACTGCCGCACCTGCTGTCATTCCTCACCCGTTGAGGATTCGGCATGGCATTGCCAGAAGCACGACGGCAAGCCTGATCTGAAAGTGCAGGCCGACGGCTGCAACGACCACCTGATGATCCCTGCGCTGGTTCCCTACGGTGAGCCGATCGACGGTGGCCAAAGCTGGGTTGCGTACAAGCACCGCGACAACGGCGTGCTGTTTGTGAACGGCCCCGAGAACTGCAGCGACTATGGCCCGATCTTTTCCAGCAAGGAGCTGCACAACTGCCCTAGCGATCTGATCGCGGACGTGATCAACATCAAGCAGGAGTTCCCTGTCAGCAAGGTCACCAGCGGCAGCGTGAACGCGCCAGGCATGGACTGGGATTCGATTTGCACACACCCCGACGATCTGCCTGTGCAGCCTGACCCACCGGCCAAGCGTGCAGCACGCGAAAAAATCCGATCAGCAGTGAAGGCGATGGAGGCGTTGAAAAAATGAAGGCCATCAAGATTGTGGTTGGTGCCGTTCTCACTTGGGCTCTGTCGTTGGCGCTGTTGGGTGCGATCGCTCGAGCCACTTGGGAGATGCTGCGTGTGGGGTGGGATTTGTTGTGAGGGGGTTGCTTGACCGCATTCGCGACAGAGTGATCGAGGTGGGCGACTGCTGGGAGTGGCAGGGCTCATTGCAAACAAACTCACCCGTGCCCACCATGAACTACGCAGGCAAGGTCAAGCCGGTGCGCAGACACTTGGCCGAGGAGATGGGGCTCAAGCTCGACGGGAAGCTGGCCACATACAAGTGCGGTAACCAGCTGTGCGTTCACCCTGATCACATCGCTGTGATCACACGCAAGCGACTGCAGCAACGCATCGCCAAAGAGCAAAAGCACCAGCTCAACCCATTGCGGCGCAAGCAGCTGTCAGACATTGCACGCAAGAACGGGAAGTTAACGCTTGAGCAGGCGCACGCAATACGCGACGCCGAGGGGCCGCAAAGGGAAATAGCAAAGAGGTTTGGAGTGACGCAAGCGACCGTCAGCGTGATCAAGCGCGGCGTGAGCTGGCGTGACTACACAAACCCATTCATTCAATTATTCGGGGGACTGAAATGAGCTTCATTATTGGTATTGATCCAGGCGCCGGCGGGGCCGTGGCCATCCTCGAGCGCAACGGCACGCTGGTGCAGGTGTTTGACATGCCGGCCGTGGAGGTGATCGTAGGTGGCAAGGCCAAGCGCCGCGTCAGTCCCGAAATGCTTGCGGCCGAGCTGCGCATGTACAACGTCCACGGCACGGTCGCGTTTGTCGAGCAGGTGGGCGCCATGCCTGGCCAGGGCGTGAGCTCCATGTTTGCGTTTGGCGAGGCCTTTGGCCTGGTCAAGGGCGTGCTGGCAGGCATGTCGATCCCTTTCCAGACCGTTACGCCAGGCAAGTGGAAAAAGGCCCTGAACCTCAACTCAGGCAAGGACGGCGCACGCGCCAAGGCGGCCGCCCTGTGGCCAGAGATGGCGGGCGAGTTCAAGCGCGTGAAGGACGACGGGAAGGCCGAGGCAGCCTTGATTGGTCATTGGGGTTTAACCGGATAAATCTTTTTGTGTGCTGGTGTGTTTTTCTCAATGTTGTGTTACAGTCACCTCATCAACGGATTAACGAGGCACAACTATGGCAATCAAGAAACGCGGCGACACCTACTGGATCGATGTCACTATCAACGGCAATCGCATCCGCGAATCCCTCAAGACCGACGACCCCAAGCAGGCCAGGGAGCTGCACGACATCCGCAAGGGTGAGCTGTGGCGCACGCGCATGCTCAAGGAGCGCCCCAAGAAGACGTTCAAGGACGCCTGCGACCGCTGGTTGGTCGAGCGCTCACACAAGGCGTCCATCGAGGACGATCGCCAGAAGATCGTCAAGCTCACGCCCATGATCGGCAGCAAGCTGCTGTCCGAGCTGGATCGTGACGCCCTCGAGGCCACCCTGCCGGCCGACACCAAGCCTGCCACCCGCAACCGTTACCGCGCCCTGTTGCGTGCGATCTTGCGCTGCGCTGAGCGTGAGTGGGACTGGCTGGACAAGGCCCCTACCCTGCGCACCGAGGCTGAGCCACGCCGCCGGGTCGCATTCCTGACACGCGAACAAGCGGAAAGTCTTGTTTCACACCTACCGGAAAAGTATCGGTGTCTTGTCCGTTTCGCTTTGCTCACCGGATTGAGAAGATCGAATGTCCACGGCCTGCGCTGGGAAGACGTGAACCTGGCCGCCGGCATGGTGGTCGTGCATGCCGACCAGGCCAAGGCCCGCGAGCGCATCCTGGTGCCGCTCAACAGCCAAGCCAAGGCCATGCTCGAGGCCATGCCAGAGCCCCGTGAAGGCCTCGTTTTCAAGTGTCCTTTGCGCATATCGCCCACCACCTGGACGAACGCCTGCAAGCGCGCTGGCGTGCCTTGGTGTCGCTTCCATGACCTGCGCCACACCTGGGCGTCGTGGCATGCGATGGCCGGCACGCCCATGTCGGTGCTGCAGGAGCTGGGCGGCTGGCATTCGGCCGAGATGGTGCGCAAGTATGCTCACTTGGCGCCGGAGCATTTGGCGGCCGCCGCAGAGAAGGTCACGCTGTGAAAGACATCGAACAAATCAAGGCCCATGCACGGGCCATCAAGACCAAGCAACGCGAGGAGCTCGAGGACGCCGGGCAGCTGCTGGCCGCGCCTGGTTACCAGGTGGTGGTCATTCGCAAGCCGTGGCCGGTCGGGCGCCGAGGCATCGTCATCGGCCTGATTGGCACGTCGTTTTCACCGCGCGCCGTGATCGATTTCGACGGCACGTTTGCCGCGCTGCCGCTAGACGCAATCGCCCGCCACGCCGGAGCGATCGACTGCGCCAAGGCACAAATAAGGCACAACGTCGCTTTGATCAAATTTCGAGGAGGGGAGTTTCTTGAATGAAATCAATGGAGGCGGGGGTCGGAATCGAACCGGCGTACACGGATTTGCAGTGGGATCGGCCAAAAAAATGCCCTGAAAATCAGGGCACAAGGTTTTGGCAACTGCTCCGTGGCACAAGTCCACGGCACAATTTTGGCACAGCGTCAGGACAGCAAAAGAGCACGCTCAGCCTCACGCCGACGCACCAGGCCGGGCAGCTGCCTGCCACCGCCTCGAGTCCACAGCATCAGCTGCTCAGCAGCCCCCGCCCAGTCCCCTGCATTGACCTTGCGCCGCAGGGTTGAGGTCTGCAGCCGCCCCACCCCCAGGTTGTAGGCAAAGTCGACAATTGCGTTCAGTTTGCGCCAGTCGTTGGCCTTGAGCGCCAGCGGCAAGAGGCCTGGGCACTGTCTGACAACGCCAGGCGCAAACCGGTTGAGCAGGTCAGACACCAGCATCATTCTGGCCGTAGGCTCGTCAATCGCGGGGTCAGTCATGGCCACCTTGCGCCCGTCCTGGTAGTAGGTCGAGCCATAGCCGATCGTCGGCACGCCAGCTGGGCAAAGGTACGGGGAAGATCGAAAGCCCTCAAAGCGCCGGCACAGCTCAGCGGCCAGCTCGACGTTCATGCCAGGCCGCGCTTGGCCAGGGTGCGGTCAAGAATCCAGTAGTTCACGACACCAGACAGCAGGGCCATGTCGTCGGCCGCCCACGTTTTGGTGAGCACCTCGGCCATGTTCTGGTTCATTGAGTACGCCAACCACATTGCAGCGGTCTTGGCTGCGCCGTAGAGCAAGAGGACGTAGTAGGTCATCACCGGACGCACTGAGGCGCTCAGAGAGGCCGCAAAGCCGCCTGCGGCCTTGACCATTTCGGATTGCTGATTGATGGCTGCGGTGAAGGCGGTCATCGCGCCGGAGTCGATTGCCAGATCGCGCTGTGCGCCGATCTCTTGCATCTTTTGTTGGCCGCGCACCTTCTCAAGGTCGCACTGCTTTTCAAACATTGCCAGCTCATGCTGGCGCTCGCTCTTCTTGTCGAGCCACTTGAGGAACTCGGGGGCAAGCCTGAACACGCCGCCGATCAATGACCCAACTACACCGCCACCAAGAAGTTCTAGCATGTGCGCCTCACTTGTACTGCGCGAGGCCAAGTTTGACCGTGACGCCGACAACGACCAGGCCGCAAATGATCACCAGCAGTGACCACAGGCCCTTCTTTGCAATTTCGAGTTTCAGCTCGCGCCAGAACTCTGCTTCGGCCTTTGCGGCCCTGACTTTTTCTTCGTGAAAACGGCGGTGGCCTTCAAAGTCCGTTGAGCCATCTTCTGTCGTTGCAAACGCGTTGTGAATCTGTTTCACCTCGCGCATGAGCTCATCGAACTTGCGATCGATGTGGTCACTGTCATGCTGAGATAAAGAAACCTCAGTTTGCTTCTTGTCCGTCTCCAACATTTGCCTGCTCCATCGATTTCTTGGGCAGCTGTTCTTCGGCTTGTTGGCGAATCTTTGCGCACAGAGGCCACACGTTGCTGCTGGTGGGCATCTGGCCAAGCAAGTTGAGGGTCGCGTTAACTTCGTCGAGTGACAGCTTTAAATTGATTTCCATGCGTTCTCCGATAGGTTGTCGTGGGTTGAGGTTTTATTTTTGTGTCGCGATTATCGCATCATGCCGCCCAAGGCAAAGGCGGTTGAGTCACGGGGGGATTCACCTGATTGTCAATTTGTTGTTGAACGGCGGCCTCAGTCGCTTCTTTGTCTACGCCGCTCGCCCAGCACCAACCAAGCACTTGCTCTTGCGTCAGTTGGTCATAAGGCGTGAATTGACCTTCCGGCTGACTAAACGAACACGTCGAATACACGCTGGCTGAATGCTCGCCGTCCTGGCCGGCACAAGTCCAATGAGCCGTGATGACGACGTCGGTGTACTGGCCCTCAGAGGGTTTGCAATTGAGCGCGGTGATTGTCCAAGTAATTGTTGTCATGGTGGTTCCTTTCAAAATTAAGCGTTGGCAATGGTGGTGATAGTGCCGGAAGAGCCGCGATATTTAAGCGCGCCGCTTTGGACATACAAGAAACCACCGCCGGAGGGGTTGGCGGCAGGCACAGAGCTCGAGTTGGCGATGAACAAGTTGGTGTTTGCGTCGATGCTCACTTTTTCGGAGCCGTTCGACATGATCAACTTGTCGCTGCTGTTGTACAGCGACCAGTAGCCTGTGTTGCCGGAATTGTAGAGGGCGATGCCGTAGCCGCTGCGAATGTGCTGGTCGCCTACAACGGTGAACTTAGCGCCGGTGCTAGAAGTCGTCCCCACCAGCAAGTTACCGCTGGAGTCGATACGCATCTTTTCTGATGAGCCGTTGGTTCTGAAAATCAAACCGCCGCCAGTAAGCCTTGCATCTAAATAAGCGTTTGTTCCATCAGAAGTCAACTGCCCTTCAGGTGCACCGGCTGTTCCAAATGCTGATGTACCCGCTACAAAAAATTTAGCTGATGCTGGATTTCCTGTTGTACCAACTAGCACATTACCGCTGGAGTCGATACGCATACGCTCTGTGTTGGCGGTAATCATTGTCATTGAGCCACCAGTATTTGTTAGATACATATTGTTATCTGAAGTCGAATACAATCTCAGATATGCGTTGGCATTGCCTGAAACAATAGTGA